AGATTAGCTTGGCCTCTCAGCAGAGACCGGATGAGGTATCCACTGTTTTGTCATATGTATTTGGTACTAAAGACAGTGGTTATACTACTTCCCTCGATATGTTGACTGGTGGTCTGGGTAACGTATTGACAATTGATCAGGATACTTTCGAATGGGGCGTTATGATCGATCAGGATCGTGCCGTTACAATTCGTCAGGCTGCATGGAATGGTGTTACTATTACTTCAGAGAACTATGAAACTATGACCCCGGGTCTTGGCAATACTCCTATTACTTTGTGGTTGGAGGATGCTTGGTTTGGTCCTGGTGCAACTATTGAGCTCGACGATAAGAGCCAGTTGCGTATTTCTGATGCACCGTATCAGGATGGTAATCTGCATGTTTATACTGGTTATATTACTAATGCAAACCCCGCATCTTATATCGATGCCGAGATGCTGTTGGCTGGTCACCAGGTATCACGTTTGGCTTCTGCTTACGAGGAGTATTCAGAGGAGGCTGATATCCTGAACTACAACACTCACTTCAAAATGCGTAATCACCTTACGACTATGCGTCTTAGCTGGGATATCACTGGTCACGCTTTCTCTACAGTTATGGCTGTAGCTTTGAAAGATCCTAAGACCGGCAAGACTTCTTACCTCTGGGCACCGTACCAGGAGTGGTTGGCTATGCGTGAGTGGTACAAGCGTATGGAGCGTGGTTTGGTTTACAATCAAAACAATGTTAATAAAGATGGTTCTTGCAACCTTAAGGGTAAAAACGGCAGATCTGTTTATATCGGCGCCGGACTCCTTGAGCAGATTGCTCCGTCTAATAGACGTTACTATACTAAACTTACTCTTGAGTTGCTTGAGGATTTCTTGTTTGATCTGTCTTATAATGTACTTGGCACTAACGAGCGCAAGTTTATTGCTTTTACTGGTGAGATGGGTATGAAAGAAATCGATCGTGTAATCAAAGAGAAAGTTGCAACGCTGCAGTTGGTTGACACCGTATTTGTAACCGGTTCAGGTGACAATTTGACTTTCGGTGGTCAGTTCAAGACTGTTAAGTTTACTAACGGTATCGAGCTTACGTTCAAACACATGCCGTTGTATGACAACTTGACTTACAACCGTCAGTTGCACCCGGTTACTTTGAAACCGTTGGAGTCTTATCGTATCACGTTCTTGGATCTTGGTCGTCGTGATGGTGAGGCTAACATCGTTAAAGTTGTTCGTAAAGATCGTGAGTTCATTAACTGGTGTACTGCCGGTTCTGTAACTCCTGCTGGTTACGCACACTCTAACACTGAGGTTAGAAGTAACGCTAAGGATGGTTATACTTGTCACTTCCTCGGTGATTGCGGTATCATGGTTCGTGACCCGCGTGCCTGCGGAGAGTTGATAATGGACGCATCTCATTGATAACATTTTGTTTACTGAGTTATGACTAACGAAGTTTACAAAATAACGAATATAATAACCAATAAGATATACATTGGCATAACAAATTAGGGCTCCGGTACAAGATATCGCCATCATTGGTATGAATCTCGTATCGGAGATCCTACGCCGATCCATCGTTCGATGGCAAAATATGGTGAAGAGAACTTCACAATAGATGTCATTGATACAGCAAGTAGCTATGACGAGTTGAAAGAAAAAGAAAAATATTGGATAAAATTCTACAACTCGATGGATCAAAACGTTGGTTATAATTTAACTTCTGGCGGAGACGGAACATTTGGCAAGATGCATTCTGATGAAACAAAAGAGAAGATACGTTAGAAAGCTATCGGCCGAAAAATGTCTGATGAGGTAAAATTAGCAATGTCTAAAGCTAGAAAAGGAAAATGCTCAGATAAGAAACGAAAGCATTTACAATTAATATCTTAGCTTAAACGAGTACCTGTTGGATAGTATTCATCTGATGGGTAGCTGATAGCACAATTTGATTCTATTACAGAAGCGTCCGCTTAGACCGGAATACACAAAGATACAATCCGTACGCAGTTACGACATCCGTTAAAGAATGTGAACGATTGGCGTGTAAAATATATTTGGAAAAGAATAACTAACTAACTTGATAATCTAATTATACAATAATTATGGAGGTAATCGTTAGATCAACAAAAGTAAATCCTTGGACAGGATTGGTAAAATGGGCTAACTGCTTTGACGCAGTCGGTTCTTACTGGACTAGATCCGGTAGTAGATATACAGGTCTTACTTAGGAGTAGGCTAGAGAATTTGAAAAGAAGTTGGGTTTTTCTGAGGGAACTCTTAGTCCCGATGGCACATACTGGGATACATTCGCAGTAAAGATTGGCAAGGATGATAAGATTCTGAACACAGATAAACCAGAAGAGGAATTACAGTACTTATTCTTGAAAGGACACAAGCGTGTTGCTTTGGGTTTGGATAAAGTAAATCCATCAAAAGATTATGTACTCATTAATAAAGAAGCTGAGGCTGAGCTTGCAAACAAAGCTAACAAAGTTAAACGTGATGCTTATAGAGCTCTTGACAAGATGTCACTCGAAGAGATGCGTAAATGTCTTCGTCTGCTTGGTACTAAAGCTGACACATTGTCTAATGAAATGGTTGAAGCAAGTCTTTCTCAGTTGATTGATAAGGATCCTGCTAGATTTATTAGAATCTGGGTAGACAATCCTAACAAAGAAATTAACTTCGTAATTGAAGAGGCACTAAGTAAGAATATTATTAGAAAAAATAGAGCCACTTATTATTTCGGTACTGATGTTATTGGTAATGGTCTTGAGGATGTAATCGCATTCTTGAAAGATAAGAAAAATCAAGACATTTACTTGAGCATCTTGGGCGAAACAAAATCTAAGAAATAAACATGAAAACTAGAGACGAATTACATATAGCCTTTAAAATGGAGATCGATAAGAATGGGCAAGCTACAGCTTTTGGTGGAGCTCCTGGATTCTTGGACGAAGAGATTGATTACTGGATCGATCAGGCTGTATATTAGGTGGTGAACAATAAATTTTCTGGTAATAATTCTGTTAAAATACCATTTGAACTTTCTGTCAAACGTATAAGTGACCTTGCTAACTTAGTAACTGAGTAGACACTGCAGGTAGTATCTAAAACCTATAGCAACGAATTGGTTACAGTTAGTATGCCGGCAGACTATATGTACTTCGTATCTGGCTTACTTCAATTCGGCACAGAATTAGCTAGTGTTCAATTAATGAACCACGTGTTCGTTGATAAGTTTAGAAAGACTTACGATAACGATCCGTACATGGCTTACCCAATGGCTGTAATCGAAGATGATGGTATCCACATGTTTATTGATACTCATACTATGGAAGCTGACAGTTACTCATTGCAGCTTACTTATGTTAAGCAACCTACGAAGATAGAAGATTATCCAGAAGAGGGTTTACAAGAGTTCCCAGATTACATGTACGATGAGATTATTAATAGAGCTGCATTGTTAGCTCTAGAAGATATTGAATCACAGAGATAGCAATCTAAGTCTCAACTTAATCAAGTTAATGAATAATGAACGCTTATGAAATGCAAAGAAGCTTCGAGCGTATCTTATACCAAACTAACCCTTAGTATGAGACAAGTGAGAAGCTTTCTTCAGATACGATATTTCAATACTTGTACGAATACACATTGATGTACGTACGCTAGGCCTACTTACAAGCAGATCAAGTTGTTGATGGAAGTAGAGCTAGTAATAAGAATTTAGATTCGATTAAAGGCCTTTCAGTTAGAGTAGAATTAACTCCTGAAAAGTCTGATTATATGGATCAGAACACTATCAAGGTTAAATTACCAGAAGATTTCTTCTTATACATCAGATCTAATAGTAGACTTCATAAGATGTATAAATATGGTGATAACCACGATTCTATTGCTCCTAATCAGACTATTAATGAAGATAACCTAAAGCGAGTACAGACAACATACTATGATCATCCTATCATACGTAAACCGTTTGTAATACTCAATTCAGGCAAAGTAAACGATAACGACAATTACATGAATATCATTCATGATAATTATAGTGAGATTACTGAAGTGGAGTTGATGTACTACAGAAAGCCAAAACAATTTGGTACTAAACATGTAGAAGGCACCGAGATGCTAGATCACTGTGAATTACCTGAGAATGTACATATGGAGATTGTAGAAGGAGCTGTAAGTTTATTCTTATCTACTAAAGGACTTGGTCAACAGTAGAATGTAAAACAGCAAGATGCACAAGAAACCGATAAAACTGATAAAGAACAATGATACAGAATATTGATATATTAGAGAAGTTTGAATTGGAGATTGGCATGCTTGATGACAACCTCAATAAGCCTACTACTACAGAATCAGAATTCTGGATTAATGCTGGACTTGAGAAGTTCTGGAAAACAAGATATTCTGGTATAAACTACAAGCAGAGAGGGTTCGAATAGGATCAGAAAAGAACAGACGATTTACGTACTTTAGTTGTTACTAAAACATACGATACAGTAACAGCTATAAGTGATTCAGAATATTGTGTAGAAATACCTGAAAATTATGCCATACTATTAGGCGACACAGCAAGCATTCTTCCGTTAAATGATAAGTATGATCATTGCTGGTCTACTGATGAAGACGGTAATTACATACCTAGAAAGACTGATACCTTAGAAGGTACAATCGAAACAATCGATAGGCAATTGGAGAATTCCCTATCTGAACACAAAATCAAGTATTGTCAAGCTAAGCCGATTAGAACCGTTAGAACAAATAAGATCTATTTGTACACCGATGGTAACTACCAAGTAAGCTCGTATAAATTGATATACTTGAGATTACCTCATAAGATTGAGGTACATCAATATCCGTTTGATGAATTCAAAGATCTACCTGAACATACTGTTTCAGAGTTTGTAAAGATCGCAGCTCAAATGTATATTGAGAATAAGCATACTTCTGTTCAGTAGAATCAACGTGTTACTACACACGCTACTGAAGTATTAGAAATGGAATAATATTAATGCGCTTAGGACGTGGAAATCTGAAAATGAAAGTAGAACTAAGCCTAGACGGCGCAATGTCTAACAAATTGATACAATTAAAATTTTATGATTACAAGAGTTGATTCTGTTTTGGTCGCTAACAAATGCGTTGCTCCTGCTTCTGCAGACGCAATGAATGTTGGTGAGATCGCAATTTTTGATGAGAACCGTAAACCGTTGGCATCAGCTGACGCTGCTAAAGCAAGCCAGGTATTCATTGGTGTTTGCACTGGTAAAGTAGCTGTAACGTTGCCTGATGGTACGACTGAGGACAAGAGCATTATTAAGTATTCTAATGCAATCCAGAAAGCTTCTCATCCCCGTTATGTAATTGGTGAGTACACTGCGCCAGTTGAGGATAAAATCGAGATTGACTTCACTAACGCTGATATCGTAGTTGGTGACAGATATGTAGTACGTATTGTTTACAAAGACCTTTATGAGGCTCCGGGTCAGTTTACTCATACTTATGAGGTAATCGCTGATTCTGTTGATGCTGAGGAACTTGCTTCTGCAATTCAGAAACGTATTAACAAACATCCCAACAGACGTGTTATCACTTCTTTGGATGGTGCTAAGTTGACGTTGACTGCAATGCCGAAGGACGACAACGATGGTGTTTACTCTTTGAATGAGTACTCTGTTGTAAATATGGAGGCTACGGCATATACTACTAGTTCAACTGCAATTCCTATGAACTCACCCGAGTTGATCCCTGGTGTAGTAATCACTCGTACTCAGGGTAATCCTGGCGTTGGTTACTGGAAGCAGGTACGTGACCAGGAGGTTCGCGCACTTGGTTATGCTGGTAAAGTATTTACTGATGCATAGCCTTTGATTGAGCCGGCACGTTTGGTTGAGAAGGATGTTGAGTATGACTACCTGACCATCGAGAACGATAACCTGTATTTGTCTGCCGACAACCAGTATATCAAAAATACTCCGTTGGTAACAGAGGTATATGTTAAGAAGGGTGAGCTTGCTTCTTCTGATCTCGTTTCAGCATTGAAGGCTTTCGTAGCTTGATTGAGCTAATTTTAAAACTATAAAACTCAAAAGGGGTTATGGGGTTATCCCGTAATCCCTTTTTTAATATATCAATATGGAGATAATTAAGAAAGAATTAACCGAAGAAGGTGTACTGTTGACATTATCTTCGTCTGATGCTGTTACTAGAGTATTAGTAGATAATGCGTCAAACTACGATAAAGTAGATAGTGAGAAGCTTTCAGATCACAGCTTTATTAGTGACTTTGATCAGGATGGCAATAAGGTTACTGTACATGTAAACTGTTGCGCAGAATCATTGATATTCATCACCTTGTTTACTGAAGAAGATAAAGTAATGACAGGATTCTTAAACAAAGCTAACATATACAAAGTACAGCGTTAGTGGATTGAGAAACCTAGCTGTGAATGCAAGCGATGCAAATGTTGTCAATGTCACAACGGTGTATGCTCTATAAACCATAGACACATAAGTGATTATTCTGGTTGCAGCAGTTGTGGAAATTATGGTACGTACTGTAGAAGCTGTGAAGACAGAACCAACAAGAAATTGTTACTGGCGTTGATGATTCGAATGGAATTATTGATCGATAACTATCACGAAGAGTGTTGGTGTAATGCAGTTAAATACTATACTGAATTGAATAGAGTAGCACATATCAACGATATGCCTTTTGAATATTCAGAAGTAAAAGAACCACTTGAACCTGGTAAGTATGGCTGTTTGCTGCCTAAAATCGATTCGGAGTTACTTAATAATTCCTAGTTCTGCGCTAATAAACTTATGAACAAAGTACTTTCAATATTTAAGTATCGTGCTCAAGATGCTGATAGTTGTCAGTGCTTATAAAATATTTAAACATGAATAATTGCTGCAATTCAGATGACATTAAGAAATTAATATCTTCATTAG